CTTGGAAATCATCTTGATTTTTCTTTTCCATAGAAGTACCTCACTAGATACTCCTATTTAAGTACTACTTGATTTGAATCAAAGTAGTTTTTGGTTTTTCTGGTACAATCTTTTGTAGATCTATACTAAGAATACCATCTAACATTTCAGCACCGGTAACTTTGATATTATCTTCGAGCAAGAAACGTCGTTCAAAGTTACGCTGGGCAATTCCAGCCCAAATCCATTTAGCTTTAGATTCGGTTTTGGTTTCTTTTTTACCGGAAACTACTAAAACATTATTTTCGTTGGAAATGGTAATTTCAGATTTGTTATAACCAGCAACGGCTAGTTGCACAGAATAGTCACCATTTTCGTGTTCAACGATATTGTATGGAGGGAAAGAATCTTTAGCTCTCGTTCCGTCATAGAACGAATTTAGTCGTTCGGTTAAATGTTGAGCACCGATAAAATCTTTGTAGAGATTATCAAATAATGAATTAGATAGTGTTAATGGAAGACTCATTTTAAACTCCTTTAAGCAAGTTTAGTTTTAATACTATAGACCCAAAAGGCATCTATAGATTTGCAGCGAAATTACTGCAAATTCTTTACTCTATTTATTAAATAATTATACATCAATTAGATGTATTGTACAATAAATGTCATTCGCGGATCTCGACAATCCCAATGACTCTAAGATCGGAAAGGATCATCAGCTATGTCTATATTTAAACCCACATTTCTTTATATCAAACGTCACACTAAGACTGGGCTATTGTATTTCGGTAAAACTGTTAATCAAGATCTAGTAAAATACAAAGGTTCTGGTAAATATTGGACTTCTCACATTAAGAAGCATGGAAAAGAACACATAGAAACTTTATGGTTTTGCCTATACACAGATGAAAATTTGATTAAAGAAGCAGCTAATATGTTTTCAGAATTATATCTAATTGTGAAATCAAAACGTTGGGCAAATCTAATCAAAGAAACTGGTGTCGATAGTTGGGGTACTCCACTCGGAAGAAAACAATCTTTGAAAACAAGAAAAGCACAATCCGATAGACAAAGTGGTATCAAAAGACCTAAAAGTTTTACAGAAAAAATGTCAAGTAAAATTTGGATCAATAACGGTCAAAATCATAAAAGAATTTTAAAAGATGAAATTGTGCCAGAAGGCTGGATAGTTGGAAGAATAAAAACTTGGAAATCTTTTAGCCCACTGTATTCTATCACAAATACAATTTCTGGAGAAAAACTAATAATGACCAGAGATGAATTTTGTAAAAGTAATAACTATCCAACAAGTAATCCACCATCTGGAAAAATAAACTCACCGATAAAATATAAACATTGGGTTATTACTTCTATAGACTAAATTGGTTTCCTATTCCCGATGGTATACTTAGCTAAAAGGGTCCATTCTTTTTTCTCTTTGAATGGAACAATTTTTATTTCTGACGCAGGCAATAAAAATTCAATATCGGTACTATTTAATACGGAACACAGGCCCCACTGAAGTAAAAATTTAGAAATAGTGTTTCTTCTTCTAAAATCATCCTCAGAAATATCAGCATCTTTACCATCTAAAAGGAATAATTCCTTAAAATGGACTATAAAATATCTACCCTGTTTGTGCAGAATATGACATGTTTGAAACAGTGTTTTATTTCTTTTTGAGGGAATACCTATTCTTGTTAGTGTTTCGCGTATTTTAAGAAAATCATCTGGAGCAGCAAGCGTAATTTCAATTCCTACTTGGGGTCTTTGTTCTTTCATTATTATTCTTTCCACCATGTTTTCTCAATTCGGCTTCAATAGCTTCCGAACCAAGTAATTTATAAATTTCCGTACCACGCTTAGTAGAAACGTTCAATCTTGAACAAATGTACTCTATATGATCAGTATTTAAGGAGGAAGATTCTTTCTTAGACCACATTTTTTGAAAAGAACGATTCTGAGGGATGCCTTTCAAATAAAAATCATATTGGATCTTTTTATCCAACCCACAGTAACGATCCATACATTCTGCAAATAATACGGTACGTTCTGCGTTGGAAAAAATACGATTAAGCATAAAGGGAGCATATTCTTTATCGAACAGCTCATCTGTGGTATACAAATCCTCCTTAGTCTGGAGGATAGATTTAGCTAGATCAAATGGGGACATAATTAAGCAAACTGACACTGAGCCATTACTTGCACACAGAATGCAGCAGAATTAATTTCTTGATCAATGGAGAATGCAGCCTTGAATTGTGCCTCACCTATGAGCAGAATCAATTGTGGTACCGATTGTGGAATTAAAAGTAGTGAGATTTTATCATAAAACAACCGATAGAANTGTGATGCATCCATCTGATTATTGGCAATCCACTGACGAACCTTAGTGAAACTNTTTTCCNTGAGAAATGTTGCAAGTTCATTAATGCCCGTGTCGTCAATCGTAGCTAGAATACCAGAATCAATTTCACCGGATGAAGAGTATCGTTGAAGTTCTACAATAGTTTTACGGAAGTCTGGGAAGTTTTTCTGTACTAATGCGGCAACAGTCTTCTTATCATACTTAATAGATTCGGTGTCGAGAATCTTACAAGCAGATTTAAACATCTGCGCCATGGCAGATTGTTTTTCTTCCTTGGAGAATTTAAAATCAATACGAGTCAACCGTGATTGAAGCGGAGAGATAATTCGCTCGGGAAAATTACATGTGAAGATGAAAAGAGCATTTGAGCTAAATTCATCCAAGAAGCCGCGNAGNGCNGGCATCACAGAATTTGGATTCAGATAATCTGCTTCNTCNAGCACAACAATTTTCTTGGAATCNGTAAANGAAACCGTAGAGACGAANTGAGTAATTTTCGTGCGAAGCGTGTCAATCCCAGATTCTAAACTAGCATTAACAAACAACACATCTGCATCCAAAGTATTAGCAATTGCATATGCAACTGTGGTTTTGCCAGTACCNGGTGGTCCTGCGAAAAGATAGTTCGGAAATTTTCCACTTTCTAAGTGGTCTTTAATCATTGCTTTAGTATTAGATGGAAGAACTACATCGTCAATTCCTTTTGGACGATATTTTTGATCCCATACTAAATTTTCAAAACTCATAATAAATCCTTCATTTTGTTAAACCATTTTCTGTCGGTACAAGAATAAGAGAATATTGGAGTTTTTCTAAAATTTTAAAAAGACTTCTTGTTTCTATATTCTGACCTTTTTCTACACTGTTTACCGTAGTTCTAGGTAAAGGCATATCTTCTTGTACCAATTTTAGCGATTTTCTAATAAGTTTTAATTTCAAGCCCAAATCTTCAGAAGAAGAAATAATAAATTCTACTTTTGATCTCAGAGTTGATTCTGGTTTTATACCACTCAAATAAACTTCTTCAATGATATTAGGGTTTATAATAAACCATTCATCACCTGTATGATTTGTAGACGGAATTCTATGCTCATATAAAGCTCTATGAAGAAAACTTTCAAGTAAGGAAGCATTATCGGTTTTAATGATAAGAGCAATTACAGGAACACTAGATCTACCGGTCTTAGTCTGCTCAGAAATTCTATTTATAACATCAGAAGTAGTAAATCCAATTTTACATTCCCACAGAGGCCTGTGTTCTAATTCTGCCAATCGTTTATCGTTTTCGTGGTAGTAAACATAAACAGATTCGGGCCCGTGACCGATTGTTTTTAAAATGTTCATTGATGGTGCTTTATCTCAGTTAAAAAAACGATTAAGTGTACGGAATTCCGTACACTTAATCACTAGTATGACATTAGACGTCTAATGTAACATATATGTACACAAGACAGTCGTTCCGTGTACATATATGAGTACATCTATTCATACGTGTTCTCTGTGTGATTACCCAACAAAAGCAGGGTATTCATACGTGTTCTCTGTGTGATTACGCCCAGGTAGAATTCTTTTCACATGCAGCAAAGAAATCATAGCTGATAGTCTTTGAGATGAATTGAGCAATTTTCTTAGAACTAAGATTCACTTCATANACNCTNGGNGGCATTTTAAGATTTTCCAACTTGATNTAAGAAGAAAATGTTTGNTCCGTATCACCNACTTCAANNGCNAATGTGTTTGAACTTGGNTTCTTTGGATCCAGCACTGTACATGTAATCGTNGAACCATCACCNTGNATAAGCAAATCNGTAGCAGAAAGAACCGAGCCTGCCTTCAAAAGGGACTTGAGATCTTCTTCGGACAATTCAAAAGAAGCATCNGTCTTAGGCATTTTAATGGCCTTATCTGGATAATCCAAAACCTCCGGTGAGGCAAAGACATACTGAACTTTATTCTTACCTTGAGAAATAGTCAGAGAATTATCATTGAATGTAAACTCTGGGTCTGTAAACA